ATTAACTATTCCTGGTTTTAACGCCATAATACTAGAACCGCTGCTTAAAAATGGTGAAGTGCCAGTGTAGCTTAAATCATAAACACCTTGTGTGTCAGTAGCAGGTCTGCCGCCGGTTGCCATTTCTTGAGGTTCTTGTTCTGGCGCCGAACCAATTAAACTATAATTTGGATCTCCAGTTAATACGTTAGATGTTAGTTGTGAACCGTATTGTGAGTTTAACATTAAACCAGGATCGGCCGCAGTTTGATTTGCGCCAGGTGTTGGTTTTTTAACCATGCCTTTGCGAATAGTTGCTGCTCTTGACAAACCAGGTCTACCAATTTTTACAGCAAAACCAGAACCAGATTTTTCATCAGGAATTTCTGTGTATTCTTCTTCTTGATACTCACCGCTCATGTCAAAGTCTTCGCCGGTGCCTTTATCACTCATGTCAAAGTCTTCGCCGGTGCCTTCTAAACTACCTAAACCACCCGTACTAGTTGCTTCAGTAACATCAATAACTTCACCGTCTGGTGACATTGTAAGCGTGGATCCGTCATCATAAGTATATATTAGATTACCGCGCGTGTCAGGTTTTTGGTTTTCCAATCCATCCGAAACAATTTCTTTTGGTTCTGGAATAGGCGCACTCATATCAAAATCTTCACCGGTTGCGTCTATTGGTGATTCTTCTTGATATGGGTCAACATAATCTAATGTAGATCTTGATTCACCAGCAGTTGGCAACATGCGGTCATACTCTTCTTGAGTAATCTCACCATCAGCTAATTGCTGGTCTAATTCTTCTTTAGTTGGCGCAGGTAAAGATACACCTTCACCCTCAACATCCTCTGCGCCAGTTACGGTAACAGATGCTTGTGGTTGATCGCTAGTTATTGTGCTTGCTGTTTTAGCGTAGGGCGATGGGCCAGATTGTTCTGCGTCCGCTTGCCCTTTAGCAATTGCGTATGATTCTTCTGGTGAAAAACCGTTTTGAATAGCGTCTCTAAATGTTTGAGACATTGTTATTTCATCAGAAGGAATATTTGTTTCTGCGGTTTGTATTGTTTCAGTTGGTGGTGTGTAAGGCTCACTTCTGTCAATTACGGGGGCAGTTCTGTCATCCAGACCGGCATAATCTCTAACACCGCCAGCTATTTCATTAGTACCGTATCTAATAGCTGCGTTGCCAATCATAGAACCCAGTGCTTGAGCAGGATCTCTTCCTTGAGCTGCAGCAACTGCGGTATTGGCAATTGCTTGGTCAGCAAAACTTGAACCAGTGCTAAGATCAACTGGTAAATTAGCTGTAATGCCCTGGGTTATCATGCTAGTGCCAATGTTTTGCGCCACTTGCATTGGGTCGGCGCCGTTTGCTAATGCCAAGCCAGTGTTTAATACCATAGCCGCTTGGGCGGTAGTTGCACCAGCCCAAAGATAAGGCGCTACATATGGTGCCGCAATAGCAACAGCAATAAGCGGTAACGCTTTAGCTGGGTCGTTAGCAATTGCTTCTACTGTTCTACCAACAGATTGAGCTGTATCTTCAACAAAATTACCTACTTCTTGGGCAGCGTCGCCAATGGCTTCACCAACCGCGCCAACTGCGTCACCAACCGCTTCAAATGTATCTGATACAACTTCAACGACGGCAGCCATTACGCACCCATCCTTTCACCTTGCAATACAAGAGTTACTCGAATTTGTTTGCCGTCAGTTGACTTTTGTACGGTGTATCCCATATTGGGGTTTCCCAGTTCTTGTTCTTCTCGGGCGATATATTTAAAAATATTTAAAAGGGAAGGGTCGGAGAAAGTAGTCTGCAGTCCAGTAAAACCATCTTCAATTGCTTTGTCTACAAACATTTTGCTGTTTTGTATAAAGTTTTCAGCGGTGTCTGCATTAAGGGCACGGAACACACCGAACTCTTCACGTTGTTCGGAAGGGTGGATTACAAAAACAGTATTGCCAAACTTATACAATCTGGCGTTAGGCAATCCTAATTCTGCCGTAAAAAACAAAAAAACTTGTTTAAATGGATACGGCGAACGAGTGTTTTCAGCCGCGATCTTTACGATCATGTCTGTGCCTAGTTCTTCTTGTTTGCTGTCGACCATTTGAGTCATAGCTGTTCCTGTTTAAAAGGTATGATTCTTACATATACTAATGCAAAAATATTGCATTTATCGCCCTAAATCAAGTGGTTGGGCCGTTTAAAATAAAGCTAAGGGCTGAGGCCCAGTCTTGCCAAGTCTCAAATGCTTCCGGGTCTGGGACCGGATAGCTTTCAAATGTAGTTAGTTGGCTAATGTTTTTAGCTACTAGTTTCCAATTATCCTCGTTGTCATACATAATTGGCTCTTCGCCAAAGTAATGTAGGAAGTTGCCGTTCCAATCATCCCAAGACATATACTCTGGGTTGATTGGGAAGAATGTTTGGATACTCACGGACGCTCGTCGCCGTACTCTGCAGTAATAAGCAGGCGGCCCATTTCAAAGTTACCGTCCAATACGTTGGACTCAAACTTGAGGCGTACTTCGCGGTGCTCTACGCGCAGGTCAATCTTACCGGTGTCTGGGTCAAAGTAAAATGGCCCCGAGGTCTCTGTATCTCCGCGGGCAAATTTACGGCCCAATATGGTCATAGCCATTGTGCCGGACTGTACAAAGTCTGGCTCAATACGTCTTAAGTGCATACGCCGGTTAACGCCAGTGGCGCTGTCTTGTGATGGTATCCCACCAACCCAGCTAATGTCGCAAGTCGTGATGCTAGATGTAATGGCAAACTCTTGGTTAAACGTAATAGCGTTTGTGCCAAACTCATGCTGCCATAGTGGATATCCACCTTCAATATAATATATGTAATCGCCGGCTACTTGAATTGGGTCAAAGTTTACATCTACAGTAATTAATGTCACACCCTCTGGGTTTGTTGCTGTAATTGCAGAGGTAAACATAAAAACACTTGTTACAATTTTATAAACAACAGGGCTTCCCGTATTTGTCAGCGAGATATAGTCACCCGCGCCAAAAGTAGCCGTCACGTCACCATTAATATATACCTGGTTATTATTCGGTGGCGATTCACTGGGTGGCTCGTCAATAACTTCAAACGGTACGCTAAATGTATTAATGTCTTCCCATCCAGCCCAGATTGGTGTTGGGAACACCTCGGTGGTATATCCACACGATCTACGTGATCCAGGCGCGCTTCCGGCGTCGTACCAGATTTTGTCTTTGACGTTGTATACAATTGCGTCGGTGCATTCTGTGGCATCGCCGCGGGGATAAAAAAACCAGATCTCATTATACCTAGGTACTTTGGTTGCCCATACCTTTTGGCGCTGTACAAAGTTGAGGTTATCAAATAGCCAGTTTACGTTTTTATCATTTGGCAGTACAGAGACCGCACCATTGTATAGGTAGAAACGGTCGACACCCATCCAGTAAAATATACCATCCATCTCAACAAAGCACGAGGATGATATGGTAGAGATCTGGCTAGAAATAATATCATAGCGCCAGTAAAGCGGAGTTGTGCCGGTAAACGAAACACGGATCAAACTATCAGTTGCCCAGAACAATCCAGACGGTGAGTTAGTACCGCCGCGTACTGGTATGCCTTTAACAATCTTAGACGAGGCCATGTTGACCTGGTTAGACGTTGGGCCGTTCCAGTCGGTAATTGTTTGCTGGTTGTATAATGTTAGCGTTGTATTGGTGTCGACGTTGTTGTTGGCAATAAAGCCATCCGACCCATACACAAACGTGTAGGGATACAACACGCAAACACCACCATCTACTACTATTGGTCGATAGGTTGGATTCTGACCGCCAGTATCGGCTAATCCGTAAAAGTTCCATTCGTTTGATGAGTCTGGCAATAACCCACCAGTTAATACTTGGGTCTGGATGGCGTTGTCAATGTTTGCTAAGTTTTGACCCGGATGCGCCAACACTTGTAACGATCCACCCGCAGGCGAATACTGTAAGTCAAACTGCCACAACAGATTTGGATCTGGTGTAAATGTAACATCGTACAACGCTACCGTTGTGGGCGTTCCAGCAATACTGGAGGCCGTTACAGTTACCGTTGTATTTGGTGACGAATATACCGCACTAACTACTGTAGTTGCGGTAGTAATGTCGTCGTCAAATATAACCGTCATTGCGGCAGGAAACGCCGCGGTTACGTCGCCAGCAATTACAAAGGTGCTGGTTGTGTTTGATACCAATGTAAAAGGTGCATAGCCAGGTAAAATATTTACAGTAAGCGGACCACTGCCAACGCCAAACGTAGTGCCTGTTGTAAATGCTTCTAAGCCATACTGGTTACCAACAAAAATGTAGTTAACTCCGTTAAAAGAGTTAGATATCATACCTCTTGGTATGCCGGTAAACGTCGCAAACAGTTCACGGTAGCCACCCATTTTTCTAGGCGTGCCACGTTGAAAACGGCACCATTCTCCGTCACTGAACTCACGTGACTCAAATATTGTGCCGTCTCGTTTTATACCTGGCTGAACACCAAGCGTGTAGACCAGATTATACTGTTCTGGTAAGCTGTTTTCTCCGGCCATTAGAACGTCCCGCCACCAATTAACCCTGCGTTAAATGTTGCTGGTGTAGATACCTGTGGACTTAGCGTGTTAGTGTTATCAATCTCCAACATGAGCGTAGAGTTTGCCGATAGTCCAAGCACGTTAGTACCAACTAAGTACATACCCGTGTTGGTATCATTTGTAAAGGAGAACGATGGTGCCGCAGCAGAACCGTTGTCTGCATAGTAGACACCCACGGTTGTTTGGCTAATAATATACAACTGGTTACCATCACTTAACGCCAGTACAACACCGCCGTTAGCTAACGCAATTGGTGTCTGTAAACTGCCAGAAATTTGGAATGTAACATTATATCCAGATTGTCCCGTATTGTTTACCAACACATACAACTGAGTTGTTGCTGGTAGGGTGACATCCAAATCAACCGCACGAGTGCCGGCTAATGCAACATAAGTCTGGATAATTGGTGCGTACGATACTAAACTAAATGTGTTACCTACAACGGAGTCCACGTCGTACGTTGCCGATGTAAAGGTTACATTTGACGGTACAGATAAACCAACGGTAAAGAAATTACCAGAGGATTCTTGAAAGACAATAAAGCCAGACTCTGCGGGGTTAACAGTTATATTTGCTAGACTGTCAATTGTTGAAGTGCCTTGTGGCGTGATTGTAATCGCACCAGTTCCGTTATTTCTAAACGCAATATACCAGCCGGTAGTTAAACTAGCCGCCGTTGGTAGTGTAAATGTGCCATTACCACCCGTCCAGACAAATGTAGCGGCACGGCTTGCGTCTGTAATTGATGGTGTTGACGATACCTCTACAACGTTTTGCGTGGTGTTTAGTTTGCCAGATAGGGCAACTAAACCGTTTCCAGCTAACGAAGCGGCATCGGCGGATGATGTGCCAGCGCCAAAGGTTACATTTTGCCAGACACCAGCAGAAGTAGAGTTATCCGATAGATAAAAATATTTAGACACTCCTGCGGGGATTGACACAGATCCTGTGCCAGCAAAGTCTTGTACAGTAAATGCTACGCCACCAAAGTTACGAATTAAGATATCCGCGCCGGTAGTTCCTTGGTTTGCCTCGGGTAATGAAATAACCAAGTTAGAAGTAGACGGTGTGCAGTCGATAATACGAGCGGCGGGTACTTGCTGTGGGTTAACAACCGCCGGCCAATATAGTTGTACGTTTGCGCTAAAGTTAAGCTCGTAGTACGATACGTCGGTTGGCTGTACGACTGTGCCGGTAAACGGTGATGTGTAGATTGGCATATATTATGGTTCCTGGACCGTAGTATTTCGATCAATACGACGCGAGTTGTCTTCCTTCTTCAACGCGGCTAATGACTCGGTGTAGTAGCTTTTCCATACGGGCAGCTTATCCAACGCCTTTAGATAGCCCTGGGCCTGTAGTAAAGTTCCAAACAACATCGCCTGCGGGCACTCGCGCGTGAACAAGTTGGTCTGGTTAGATGTATCTAATGGCTGGATTAGGCTGTAGTAAATAATTTCTACTGGGTAGTCATCGTCTGGCTTTGGCGCAAAGTTCCAGTTGTTGTAGTCATACTCGCCGTAGTACTTTGGCTGCCCGTTGCTAGACTCTGATTGGTACTGCGCAATATAATCCTGTGAGCGCAACAATACTGGCGCGCCGTTGACCTTCATAGACACAGTTTTACGCCAGCGTGCTGGTTTAGCTAGCACGTCCTGGTTAGTTGCCAGTGTGGTTTCTACGACAGTTAATTGCAGTAGCGACTTTAACTCTGCCGCAATCGCTGCCTCAGCCAATCCAATTAGGCTGGGGATCTGTGCAACAAACCCGGCGTCGTCACGTTCCATGTAACGCTGGACGTCATCTACCAGATTGTTGTAGGTCATTACGTATGCGCCGCTCATCGTGTATAGTAGCTGTAGTTAGGTTGGAAGTAAATAGGCGACTTGTCGCGCTCTTCTTGTGCTGCGTCGTACTCTAATTTAACGGCTTGTTGTTCTAAATACCCAATACGTTGCAGATCAATCTGTGGTAACTGTATTGCCAGCTTGTGTGATAGGCTGGCTTGGATAGAACCAATCCAACGGTTTGGTAGGTATAATTCGTCAGTTAGCGAACCAACGTCTGGCATTTGTGTCTCTATAATTAATTGAAACACTTGGTAGTTATTATTTGGTACGGGCCACAAGTACATGCGTGGTTCGATCAAACGATCGTACCAATATTGCAATGAGCGTTGGCTTGGGAATTGTTTGTTGGGTAGGTTCCAGTAGTCGTCACGGTTTAGTCGTGCCAATGGAATAACCTGCTGACTCTGTGCGAACTGGATGGCACGCAACGAGAATGTTGCTAGTGTGTTTCGGTTTTTTAATCTAAAGTAATAAAACTGTTGGGTGGCGTTAATGCTAAAGTAGGCCCACTCACGGTCTGCTAGTGTGGTGGATGGGAACGACTCCCACACCGTCCAGTTTGTTCCGTCGTTGCTGACCTCAAAGTCTAGGGTATAGGTTGCCGTTGTTCCTGGGCAGTACGCATTAAATCCAACGTAAAACAAACGTGTTTGGTTACTGTACGCCGCACCAAAAAAGTTATTACCTAATGAACTGGTTGCAAACAAATCAAGTGTGTCGTTTGCGTCTTGGTCAAACAGGTTGACAACGTTTGGGTTTGATGTTGGCAATAAACCGCTGTACGACGGGTTAGTAATATAAACCCAGTTTGCCTCACGCACGTCAATCGTGCTCTCTGGCAACGAAATCCATTGTGCGTTTGTTGGGGCACCAATGACTTTATTTTCTAATAGCCATAGGTTAACGCCACGGTTAGATAGGTTTTGTAGAATGTAGTAGAGTGCTTGTTTGCCTGCATCAATATACTCAGGCGTGATTTCTTCTGCCGTCTTACCAGCATCACGATATGCGTACGAGATCAACTGATCTACGTTGATCTTGGTCTGGTTGATGGTACCAGAATATGACATAGATTAACGTCCTCTGCCGGATGCGCGTTTAGTTACTTTTTGTGGAAGGTTTGGTTTTGCTTTGCCGGCTTTGATAAACTCCTTGCCAACCTTCTTTGGGATGCCAAGGGTTGATTTACCAGCCGCGGCGGCGTACATTGCCTTCTGTTGTTGTTTAGATTCTATCGGCATATTAAGGCTTGTATCCACGGTTGCGTTGTGATTTGCCAAATCCTGGTCCAAAAAAATCGGATAAGTTATAACCTTTTGTGCCCCTCAAGAATGAACGTGGTGCCATAGGAGCAGTACGTAATTGATTTTCTTGTGGGTATGCTAAACCAGAATCTGCATCAACATTGGGGCGTTGTTGAACAGCAGGAGCTGCAGCAGGACGGCGAACAGGAGCTTTAACTGGTGCAGTCGGAGTCATCTTATTAATTGGCGTATATAAATCGCCATACTCATTACGCTGCATAGTTGATGGTGCGCCAGTTTCGTCACGCAAAGTGCTGTCCATTGGTGCTAGTGCTGGTGCAACAGTTTGACCTACGTCACGGTTATCCATAGCTGGAACGGCGTTTGGAATGTAGTTTTGCTTTTGTGGGATTGCTCTGCGCATACGAGCCATGATGAATGGGTCGGTGCGATCAGCACCACCTAAGTATGCTTCTTCTTCAGCAGTCAAAGGGCCAGTAGAACCACCAGTGTTAAACTTCTTAATTTTGCCGCCTTTTTTCTTGGCAACAGCTTCACGCTCTGCATCAGATACGGAGCCTTGTCCTTTTAGCGCAGACTTAGCAGCACTAATACCTTTAGTGATCATTTTTCCAGCAGCCCGAACCGGTTTCATAATCATTTCACGGTCTTGGGTGTTTTCCTCAAGGGCAATATCATCGACCAGCTTTTGTGGATCTTTTACTTGCTGGCCGTTACTATACTTTTTTACTTTACCACCCTTCTTAAAAAACTTAGGGGTGTTCATTACATCTTTAGTTGCGGCGCTAGGAGCGGCTGCCTTTTTGGGCTTGGTCTGCTTGACTTTTTTAATGTCATCTTTATCACCGGCGTCTTTCTTCATTTCGATAGCGCCGCCGGCTTTATACTTTTTTACTGTACCAACCTCTTTCTTCATCCGCCCACCTTTTTTGAGCTTGGATAGGTTAGTTTTTTCTCCCTCGTGGGATTGTTTGTCGTGCATGGCAAATGCCTTCTTGACAACTTTCTTGTCTTGGACAATGTCCTTTTTCATTTCTTTGGACTCGGAGTGGCCGCCTTTTTTCATTTTGCCGCCGTAGGCCATGGCTTTAACAGAGCCGCCTTCTTTAAAACATTGCATCTTGGGGAGTGATTTAAAGCCTTCCATTTTGTATTTCCTCGAGGTTTATTGTTGAATAGGGTGATCAGCCCTTATATCTACTAATGCAAAAATACAGGGGTTTACGCCCCTGCTAAGAACAATGTGCGCTCTATTTGACGGCGCTTTTTAAGTACTGGTGGGGTGCTCCAGTTAAGGAACGCATCTCCAGCCTTGTGCACATTACCATCGTTTAGGTGTTTGACTACCTCAGAACGCATAATGTTGTTAGGTCCAATGTTGTGGCACAGGCTCATTAGGGCGTCAATCTGGTGCCTTCTAGGAATGGTGTTTAAAGCCGATTCCAGGGCCGTAGAGCACTTTTCTAGGTCACGGTGTAGGATACCCATTACCTCGGCTTCAGAAAGCTCTTTGTGAAGCAAATGGGTGTCTTTTTGGCGAATTAAATGCCCCACCCCAGTCGTCCAGTAACCGCCAGCATCCTGATAAGCGCGGTAGCGCTTTCCTTCAAAGTGTTCTATTAACTCAACGGTTGAGTCCGCAACCCATTGGAATGGGGTGTGGGCTATAGCCCACTTAGCCAGGGGATCATGGAAGCACATTCCCCAAACAAGCGCGATCGCGCAGGCGTACACCGCCAACTGATGTCGTAGCATAACGTCTCCTTAATTTAGACTAATTGTACGGTCTTGTTCCGTTTTTGTCAATAATTAAGGCCTGACGCCTTGGTTGTTGTTCTTTGGTGTTTGGCACGCTGATATGCGTCCAGGAGCCAAACTCTTCAATGATCTGGTCAAATGGTATTCCTCCATCGATGCAGGCCTGTACGACCTGTTTGGGGGTCAATCCGGGGACTCTGATATCGGCGGCACAACCTAGCCTATGCTGGCTAGTGTCCTTGCTGCCAACAGAGTCGTTAACTGGTTTAGAGCGAAACGCTGAGTTTACAAGGATCGGCTTGTTAAGTAGCGATCTGACTTGTTCTAGTAACTCTGCGGTGCGTACTAGGTTAGCCGTCTCGGTGGCGTTTGGGGTGTTGTCTAGCCCCTTGCGCTGTGCCACCTCGCTGGCGGTTAGTTCTTCTAGTGTAAAGTTAGGGCTTAGGTTCATTCTTGCCTTTCTTCATTTCCATTATCTTCTCCAGCGAGCGTCCGCCGAAATAGAATGACATAATCAGCATGCCCCACTGGCCCAGGAGCTCAACATAATTGTTGTTGACCTCGATGTCTGCGGCGCTCATGGCGGCAAATATGGTGTACACGATTAGTATAAAGATCAGCGTCATCGGGCGGATGTTTTTAGACAGCCACGAGTCGCTTGCCATGTCGGCCTGCTGGCGCTTGGTTAGCTCCTGTGCCTCAATGTTGTCGGCGTTAAGCTCTGCCAGCCGGCCCTCTTGTTGCATCTTGAGGAGCTCTTGTTGCGCCTTGGCCTTAGCCTCTGGGTCTGGGATAAACTTGTCTAGGATTTTCATCCCGACATCGACGATGGCGGTTAGCGGGAACATTATTTTTTACCCCTTATGACCCCACACAAGGTAGTAGGCAACGAGCGCAGCCACGAGAAAGCAGTAGAGCTGTACTCTTTTAATTTCGTGTAGGTCTTTGTTAAACAGCTTTTCATTTTCTTTTTTCTCCTTTAAGAGACGCGCCTTGATGACCTGTATGTCATCCCACGCCTTGGGGCCGTAGTTTCGTGTTACCTCGGCCTTCATCTTTTGCTCGAGGCGCTTGACTTCCTCGATGATCTTGAACTCGTCGAATGCCTTTAATATGGTGTGGTCGACGTGGACTTTTTGCGCCCTAATGCGCTCTTGGGCGCGTTGCTGGGCTAGGTCGGTTGCTTCTTTTTGTACGTTGGCAATACTGGTAGATAACTCCTTGCTGACCCCGCGCGCGGAGTCAAGGGTGCTACCAAGAGATTTTGCTCCTTCTAAAAAGCCAAATTGGTCTGACATTATTCATTAGTGTAATTTTACTAGTAGGGCGATCATGGTCGCCACAATGAATCCCACCGACCCGACGAGGATCTGCTCGATGCGTTTTAGTCTGGCGTTGATGCCGGCGTAGCGCTCGGCGCAGACCGCCTCGTGGGCGGAGAGCGCGGCTGCGTTTTTATCGATTAGTTCACTCATTTAGGATACTTCGCTTTAACAGCAAGACAGTCAGCAATGTATTTATCAATCTGTGCTTGGTCACCCTTTACTACACCATCAATGTAATCGGTGATGGGAGGATATTCTGCGGCTCTTTTAGCAATATAAGCATGAGCATCTACATAAGCCTGCACTGCGGCTTTATCGTATGCGACTTCGTTGCCGTCTGCATCATAGGCTTTATCATCGCTTGTGCAAACTACTTGCGGATATAGTTTATAAATTGCATCAATCATGCCGCAATCTCCAATAAAGTAATTGTGCTATTTTCACCACCATTGTCTGTATTAACTGCAACAGGACCATTACTTGCATCTCTACCCCTTATTTGCATTTTATAAGTTGTTGAAGAAGTTGTTGCTGGCGAATCTAAATAAGTAAAACCTGTTGTTACTTGAAAATAACCAATAGAACCCGCAGAATACATAATATTAACTTGTGCGGCAATTTCTATTGCTCCACGCAAAAGTCTAAGCGATGGTGCTTCTTGAGTATTGCCTGATGGTTTTTGAAGTCCAGCAACAGTTACCAAAACAAGAACTTTGCTAGATGAACTTGTGGGTGTAATTGAAGCGGTTAAATTTGTGACATCGCCCCAATCTGTTGATTGTCGTGTGGTTTTTGTTGAAGTTGATACACTAACAACCTGTAAAACTTTTCCACCGCCCGCAGGTGCGGCTGAAGTCCAAACTGTTCCGTTAGATGTTAATACATTGCCAGCGGTGCCCGGAGATGGGAATGTACCAACTCCAGTTCCACCAACTCCTGGTTGTACGATTGTCAAAGCCATTATGGAAGCTCCTTAATAAAATCGTCTGCCTGTTCTTGTGTCATCACATTCCCATCGGCATCTTGCAGTTCTGCGCCAGCTAAAACATTAGTTTTAAATGCTTGGTAATCGGTGTTGGCTGGGTCAAAGGGAATGTATGCGTTGTCAGCAATACGCAATATTGCATTTGCATCTACTAGACCATTTGGTGTTTTTTGTTGTGGTAATAATTTATACATTTATAGCTCCGCACTTGCTCTAATTGTTACATTTCCATTTGGGTATAACCAAGTAGCATTACCTTGCACAAAAGATGCTGAATAAGATCCCCCTGATATTACAAAATTATTTACACTAGGATTATTAACTGTATTTGTTCCTGTTGATGCTGGATAACTACCAGAGCTTGTTAAAAATGATATTGTTCCTGATGTTTGTCCAGCGGAGGGTAAAGTAATCGTTGGATTTGAACGCATTGTTTGTAACAAAATTATTGTACATTCTTGATT